CAGGGAGCCGCCCTGATGGAACTAAACAGACGCTTGGAGCGCGACCCACTAGAAGGCATGGACGCATGGCTCCAAAGACATGGGCGCTAGTCTAGCCACTTCCTGACAGTCTCGCCCAGAATCTGATCGGCAATCCGGATCTTAGACCGCAGCGCCCCGACGATCTTCTCGTCTATCGTGCCGGGGGACAGCAGGTCCACATAGGTGACCTTGTTTTCCTGCCCGATCCGGTGGGCACGGTCCTCGCTCTGCACCCGCAGCTCAAGGTCATATGAGTTACTGTAATAAATCACCGTGTTAGCCGCAGTGAGAGTCAAACCAAACCCCCCGGTCTTGGGGTGCCCCACGAGAAAACGCAGGTCCGATTGCCGATCCTGGAACGTTTCCACGATCTGTTGGCGTTCGGAATCCGGCGTCTCCCCGTGGAGCGTTGCGACCGCCGGTACGCTGAAGCGGTCGCGCAGGGCCTCGGCAATCGAGCGAATGTCGCGCGTCCATGTCGCCCAGATAATTGCCTTGCCCTGTATCTCATCACAAATGCTCAAAAGCTCGTCGAGCCTGTTCGAAGGCAGCTCGTTGACGACGCCATCGTCGTCGGTCAAATGCCCGAGACAGATTTGTTGAAGCCGCATGATCTGTGTTAGCACGTTCTTTGTTGTCGCCAGTTCGCCATTGTCGAGCCGCGCCAGCGCCAGATGCTTCATCTGCACGTAGGCGTCCGATTGCTCTTTCGTCAGTTCCACGCTCCGCGACATGTACACTTTGTCGGGAAGATCCAGGCAATCCTCCTTGCGGACGCGGAAGGAATGTTCCTGGAGCTTCTCCGTTAGCTCGTCCAGCCTGCGGAACCCGACGACATGGTTAAAGGAGTGGCTCCCAAGGGTGCGGCGCTGCACGATGGCATAGCGGCCCTGAAAGGCATAAAAACTTATGAAACCAAGGATGCCGGGTTCCAGGAATTCCATCTGACTGTACAGGTCCATGGGGCTCTTCGTGACGGGGGACCCTGTCAGGATGCGCCGCATCACGGCACCACGGCCCACGGCACAGATCGCCTTGGTGCGCTTGGCCTTTCTGTTCTTTATAGTGGTGGACTCATCCACCACCATCATCACCTTGAATTTCTTGACGAAGAACGCCGCAACATCGACGCCTTTCTTGGTCGAGAATGCCTCGACGTTCATCAGCAGAATCTTGAGTTCGTCGGAGTCTCCGTAAAGCTCCATCAACTCCTTGCGCTTGGCTTTCGTCAGGCTTGGTTTCCACACCACCACTTTTCTGGGAATGCGCTCCGGGAGATGCTTTTCTATCTCGGCAATCCAGTTCTCGACAACACCTTTGGGGGCGCTCACCAGAACGAAGTTGATGAACCCTGCTTCAAAATTGAAGGCGATCGTGTCGATGACGACCTTTGTCTTGCCGGTGCCCATGTCCATGAGCAGCGCATAGACAGAAGTGTGGCAACTCGCCACGAACGCCTCGTGCTGGTGCGCATAAGGCTTCGTGAAAAAAATGTAGTCCTTGATAAGATTATTCTTGCAATCACCCATCTCTTCACATATATAGGTTCCCGGTAGGTATGTCAACTACCTGAAACACGAACCACGAAAGAGGAACCACGATGAACGATCTACTGACTGAAATGGCCTCTGATGCTGGGGCTGCATCCGACAGCATCAACAATCTCGATGACAGCAAGCTTAGTGCCGTCTCCCGCCTTGCTCAAGAGGTCGACGCTCTTGAGCAACAGGTCGCTGTGACCGAAGAGCGACTCAAGGACGAAAAGCGCGAGTTGAGGACCATCACCGAGGAGCGTTTGCCCGAGGCGATGGAGGAACTCGGATTCGAGAAACTGGTTCTGACCGATGGCGCACAGGTTGAGGTCAAGCAGACGATTGCCGCGACCATCAACAAGGCCGACCGACCGGAAGCCCACGCGTGGCTTGACGAGGGAGGCTACGGCGATATCACGAAACACATCCTCACTATTGTGCTTGGTCGCGGCGATGATGAATTGCTGGAGAAAATCCGGGCCTTTTGTGAAAAACTTGGAATCCCATTCAAGGAAGAGAGAAAGGTTGAGTCCGCTACGCTACGCGGTTGGGCACGTGAAATGGTCGAGGCGGGTGTTTCCATACCGTCGATTTTCAACTTGTGGGTAGGCCGCAGAGCCACCCTTCGGAGGAACAAATAATGGCAAAAGCAGTGGCGAAGAAGAACGGCAACAGCAACAAGGTTGCCGTGATGCAGGCCAACATGTTCGCAGAAGACGCGGGCGTTGGAGTGGATGGGCTGGGGTCAGAAGACCTCGCAATCCCGTTTCTGAAGATCCTGCAAAAGATGTCGCCGGAACTGGATGACATCGAAAAGGCCAAGGCCGGTGACCTTTTCAATACGGTCACCAAGGAGGTGGTCAAGGGCAGCGACGGCATTCGCGTGGTCAACTGCGCCTACACCTTGCAGTACATCGAGTGGGAACCTCGCGGCTCCGGGACCGGCGCACCTCACGCCATCTATTCTCCGGGAGACACGCTTCCGAAAACCGAGCGGGGCGACGACAACAAGGACTACGTCGTTGATGGCTCCGGGCGCTACCTTGAAAGAACCGCGCAGCATTACGTCCTCGTCATCGATGAGGACGGCATGACGCAGCAGTGTCTGCTGCCCATGAAGGCAACGCAGTTCAAGAAGTCCAAGCAGTGGAACAGCGCGATAAAGTCGCTGAAGATGAAGGACGGGAAGGGCGTCCTTTTCACCCCGGCGCGATGGAGCCACATCTGGCATCTTGAGTCGGTCAGCGAGGAGAACAAAAACGGTAGCTGGCACGGCTGGCAGGTCTCCAAGGATTCCCAGATCGAGGACCCAACCCTCTATGCCGAGGCCAAGCTCTTTGCACAATCGATCATGGCCGGGGCAGTAAAGGTCCAGCACGTCCAGGAAGGGGATAGCCTCTCCGAAGACGACGTGCCTTTCTAGCTTGAATGGATGAGGGGGGAGGATTTTTCCTCCCCCTCTTTCCGTCATGGATGTCACAGATAGATTTGCTCGCGTTTTCCGTGGTCTCGACCGCGCCTATGGTGCTGTTGATCTGACCAAAAAGGATGCCAACGGCAAGCAGCAGGGCAATTACAAAATTGTCCGCGAACCACGGACCAAGGCCGTTTTCGAATCTCATCTGAAAGGTGAGGTCAGCATCGGGGTTGTCCCGATCAACGAAGAAAACACCTGCCTGTGGGGCGCAATCGACGTTGACATGTACCCTCTCGACCACCAGGAAATTGTCCAGCGCGTCACCAAGCTTCAGCTCCCGCTCATCGTCTGCCGCAGCAAGTCGGGCGGCGGGCATCTGTTCATGTTTCTCACCGAAGCCGTCGACGCCGAAAAGCTCCAGCACAAGCTCAAGGAGCTTGCCAGCGAGCTTGGCTACGCCGCCAGCACCGAGATCTTCCCCAAACAAATTAAGCTTCTCGTAGAGCGCGGCGACACCGGAAACTTCCTGAACCTCCCTTACTTCGCCGCCACCATCAGCGAGGATGGCCTCGACGCGCTGCTATCCCAACCTGTCGTACAGGTGGACGAAAAGCTGCCCGATGGGCCTCCCTGTCTTCAGGCTCTTCTGCGACAGGGCTTCCCCGAGGGCACAAGAAATAACGGCCTCTTTAATCTTGGCGTCTACCTGCGCAAGGCCCACCCCGACGACTGGGAAAAGCGCATCCTTGAATATAACCAGCGGATCATGCAGCCGCCGCTCGACCTCAAGGAGGTCAACCTCGTCGCGGAGCAGCTAAAAAAGAAAGACTATCAATACAAGTGCTCCGACCAGCCCATCATCAACTTTTGCAACAAGGACCTGTGCCGCTCACGCAAGCACGGCGTCGGTGGCGGGGCCAACACGCCGTCCGTTGCCAATTTGCGCAAAATGGATTCGGAGCCGCCGCTCTGGTTCCTCGACGTGAACGGAAATCCGGTCGAACTCGACACCGAGGGATTGCAACGACAGCTCCGCTTTCAGGTACTGTGCATGGACCAGATCAATTTCATGCCGAGGACGGTCACCCGCGCTGCATGGGAAGCCCAGATCAACAGCCTCCTCTCGCAAATGCTTCAAACCGAGGGCGCGATCATCTCGACGCCGGAGGATACGAGCCTCCGAGGCCAGTTCTATGACCTCCTGGAGGAATTCACCACGCACATGCAGGCCGCGCTCGACAAGGAAGAGATCCTGCTCCGTCGCCCATGGACCAACGAGGACGATGGCCGCACCTATTTCCGCCTCAAGGATTTCGAGGCTTACCTGAAAAGAAATAAATTCTTCGATTACAGGTCGAACAAGATCGCCCAGCGTCTGAGAGATATCGGCGGACACGCCGAGCAGTTCCGTATCAAGGGACGCACCGTGCGCTGCTGGTCGATCCCGGCCTTTGCTCAAATTGATGAGGAGTTCAGCACCCGCTTTGATGAGGAGGATGTTCCGTTTTGAGTACCAACTGGCCCCAGTTACTCCGAGAACTTCGCAAGGAACGCGGCATCAGCCAGAAGAAGCTGGCGATCCGCGCACGAATGCCGCAACGCACTCTGTGCGAATACGAAAACATCAAGACGCCGCACCAGCTTTCTGTCCAGAAGATCGAAAACATCCTCGACGCGCTGGGTTATGAAATCGATGTCCATATGAGGCGAAAGTATGTTTAGATATTTCGGTCCCCCCGGCACCGGCAAGACCACCACGCTGCTCGACAAGGTGGACGAGTTGCTGGCCGCTGGCATGTCGCCCACCAATATCGGCTATTTCAGTTTCACAAGGAAGGCGGCACACGAGGCACGAGACCGCGCCGTCGCCCGCTTCAACCTTGATGCAGAGGAAGACTTCGTCTACTTCCGCACGTTGCACAGCCTCGCCTTTCTTTTGCTGGGACTGAGCAGTGCCTCCGTCTTGACCGATAAGCACCTCAAGGTGTTTTCGTTCAAGGTTGGCGTTGACCTCTCGGCAGCGGGGCTTGAGCGCGTCGAAGAAGAGGGCTTTGCCATGATGCGGTCGAACCATCCGGTGATGCGCTGTGTCGATCTGGCACGCAACACGCTCCAAGGAACCCGGCACGCCTACGGCCTTGTAGATCTTGACATCCCTTTCTACGAGTTCGAACACCTGTTCAATGAATATGACCGATTCAAAAAGCTGAATGGACTCAAGGACTTCACCGACATGATGGTGGACCTGTCGGCAAATCCGGGGTATATCCCGTACTTGAAAACTGTCTTTCTGGACGAGGCACAGGATCTGACGCCGCTCCAGTGGCAGGTCGCAGAGCATTTAGGAGAACGGAGCGACCAGATGTTCGTGGCTGGCGACGACGATCAAGGGATCTACCGCTGGTCAGGCGCTGACATCGACAAATTCGTCATGCTCCCCGGCGCGTCCGAGGTACTCTCACAGTCTTATAGAGTCCCACGCTCCGTCCATCACGTTGCCACGTCCGTCGTCTCTCGCATAAGGAAAAGACAGAAGAAGGAGTGGTCGCCACGCACCGAGGAAGGGAGCGTTACACGCATCTACGATCCGCAGGGTATCGAATTCAACGACAAGGAATGGCTCATCCTGGCGCAGGCCAACTATATGCTCGATGAGCTTGCCGCTTCCATGCGTTCGAGCGGCCACTTTTTCGAGAGATTCAACAACCCGTCTCTGAGCAAACGAGTCCGCACCGCAATCGGAAGCTGGACCCACCTCCAGAACAGCCCCGGCAACGAAATCTCTTTGAAGGACGCACAGAACCTCTATGCCCACATCTCGACCGAGAAAACCGGCATCGAACGCGGTGCAAAAAAGCTGCTCGACCGAGCCGAGGAACAGGATCTCTTCACGTTGGAGACGCTGCGAAAGCATTTCGGCCTCCGCGTTCTCGACGTGCCATGGGACAGCGCCCTAGACCGCATTCGCGATGAGGACCGCGCCTATGCCGCCGCACTCCTCAATCGAGGCGTCAACATCTTCCAGAAGCCGAAGATCCGCCTGTCCACCATCCATGGAGCCAAGGGCGGCGAGGCCGACAACGTCCTCCTCTATCTCGACCTCTCAGGAAAGGCGCTCATGGAAATGGAGCGTAACCCCGACGACGCCTACCGCGTGTTGTATGTCGGAATCACCCGCGCAAAAGAAAACCTGATCCTCAAGATGTCCGAGGATTCGCAACGAGGCTGGAGCGTCTGATGCCACACCGCGTTCTCACCGAGGCGTTCGAACTGGTCAGCACCGACCGTGCCGCCGTTCACGGGGAGCCAAAGGCAAATCACGAGAATATCGCCCGCCTCTGGGACGCCTACCTTCATGGCGTGGACCACGTCACCGCCCACGATGTCGCAAACATGATGGAGCTTCTGAAAGTGGCGCGGCGGAAATCCGGCACCATTAATATAGACGACTACATCGACGGCGCGGGCTACTCGGCCATAGCATACGAGTGCATCAAGGAATGAAAAAAGTTCTTAAAAAACCAAGCTTCAGCGTCAAGACCGAATGGGTTCCGGTCGAGACGCTGCCGGTCACGCCGAGCGGCGTCAAGGAAATCGCGATAGATCTGGAGACCCGCGATCCACGGCTCAAGACCCACGGTCCAGGATGGCCCACCGGTCACGGCGAGGTGATTGGAATCGCCATCGCCTACGAGGGCTGCAACCTTTATCTTCCCATCGCACATGAAGGAGGCGGCAATCTGGATCGTCGGATCGTCCTCAACTGGTTCAAGAAGGAAATCGCCGCCCACCCCGCCGACAAGATCTTCTTCAACGCCGCCTACGATGCAGGCTGGCTGCGTCGAACCGGCATCGAACTTGAGGGGCGTATGCTCGACGT